ATTCAGCGTTGTTACTGATAACAACACTCTTTCCGGAACGAGAGACCTTGCTGGTAACACTCCGATAGAGTGTGCCTGTCCGCTTGCGCAGATATTGTCCATAGGAATGTTTGACCGCATTCTTTGCACCGGTTCCTATTGTTCTGAGCAGATTCTTTTTTATTGCCTTACGGTTTACATCCAGTCCATCAAAGAAACGCAAAGCCTCATTGATATCGGCTGATACACGAATGTATCCATCATCATTTGCCATGCTTAAAACTCCTGGATCCGATAATTCTGAATCGGGCGCAGGTACTTCATGTAACTTGTGTAGTTAATGAATGTACGGCTGTTATCGGGCATGGATTTACTGGTGATGCCGATATTCTCCCCGGCTTCCATAAGAAGCAATGTAGCAATTCTCTTGATTGTCAGGAGAATCAGAACAGGACAATCAACGCCGGGATTCTTACCTTCGGTCCAGACAATCTGCTCCGGATCAAAGCGCAGAAAATCGGCAACAATGTTCTGGGCAGACACAAGGTACTCTTCCTTCTGCTTGTTATCGGCTGTCTCTGCCGCAAAATCGCCCGTGTAGTTATTGAAGTCTGTTAAGGCGACAAGCATGTCTACCTCCTATATAAAAGCGCCACAGGCCCGTTTTTTACAGGCCTGTGGTCGGTTTGTTTCATCATTCCGGTTCGACAATAACCAGCTTGTAAGTGGTCAGAGCATAACCGTCAGCCCAAAGAATGAACCCTTGGACTTTTCGCCTTCGATTCCGGCAAGAACTAGGTCTGCAGCAACCCAGCGGACAAACACGCCTGTACCCTCAAGGCCACATGCAGCTGCTTCTGAAGCATCCTCTGCTGTAAGGGCAGCGCCATTGTACTTGAGTGTTGCAGTCGGGTAATTGATACCGGTTACGATACCAATGCCCAGCCACTTGTGGACTCCCCAACCATGCTGACCATCAAAGTCCTTCAGCTGTGAAACCTTCTTCGACAGCGTGATGGTGATGGTATGCGCATCGTTGTCAATGACAACGGCGCTGATCTGGTTGGTGTTGTACATGCGGTCGGCATGGCCTTCATCCTGTTCAACTGCATCATAGGTAAGCGCAAAAGCATCGCCGACCATAAGGCCGGCGTTCTTAAGAGCTGTGACAATCTGTGCAGTTGTAGCTGTTCCAGAAGGAAGGTTTGCTGCAGGTTCAAGAGCACCCTCAACCTTTGCTCCTTCTTCAAAAACAACTTTTCCGCCGATGACGATAGTATCGCCACCATCGGTGCGGTAATTCTTACAAGTGCGCATGAATCACCTCCTGATTAAGCGTGCATCTGCAGGAGCTTGATTGCCTCTTTCTGCACGGGCTTTGCATCGACTCTTCTTGAGCCACGGAATCCGACCTGGCCATTGGCTGCAAACAGCTCGTCAAGTCTGCGGATGTCCATGTCTGTGCGGTCTGCAATCCAGTAATATCCCAGATCTGCAAATGCCAGGACATAGGCGCCTGCGGAAATTGTCGGTGCTGCAGCGACTGACTCAACGGGGAATCCGCAAAGTCTGTCGGGCTGGCCTTCTGTGAGAGCCGGCTGCCAGATGAAGTTTCCGTTGCCATCCTTGAGCTTGCGGATGACCTTGATGGTCTGGTCGTTCAGATAGAATCTTGCGTTCCTTCTGTAGGGAGCCTTGAGGCTGTAAACCAGGTCGAGAATCTCATCTGCAGTGATCTTGTCAGCTGCTCCTGTTGTTACACCAACCTCACCACCATTGGCTGTGAAGATTCCAACGGGTTTCTTTGTTCCGTTGCCTGTGCAGAATGCTGCTTCCTCGGCCTCTGCAATAGCAGCGGCCAGCTGGTCTGCAACATAACCTGCAAGATCAAACTCGACATCTTCAAGCAGTTCGTCAGAAACCTTGACCATTTTGCCGACCTTGTAGGCGTCAAGGACAACCTGTCCAAATGTCTGGTCGTCTTCCTGGTATGCACCCTCTTCATCAATCCATGAAGCTCCGCCTGCTGTTGCTTCAACAGAAATGTTGTGCTTGCTGGATGTGCGGATGACGTGGGCAAATCTTCTGATGACGTTCAGGTCTTTGAGCTTGTCAATGACCCTGTTCTCAAACTCTTCAGGAACAAGGTATCCGCCCTTGGCATCTGTCCCTTCTGTCAGGGAGTTGCGGACAACCTTATTGTCGGCAATACCTCTGAGGTAGTCCTGGAAGATCTGATTGTAGGTCTTGGACTTTCTGCCTGTGCCGTTGTTGTCTGCCTTGATGTTGTTGACAATGGGAGTGGAGGTGGGCTTGTTCATCTCCTTGTCTCTCTTCTCAACTTCATCAAGAAGCTCAAGCTCTGCCTTGAGAGCATCGACGTTCTTCACCATCTCGTCATAGACGGCCTTGTCCTCTGCGGAAATTGTTCCGTTATCCTGACGGTGATCTTCGAGGAAGGCCTTGCAGTCTTCCCATGCGCGGTTCATTCTTGCGCTGAGTTCAGTTTTTGAAGTCTTCATTTCTTTCTCCTTTCACTTAGACTTTCTTCTTTTGAGATCTGCCATCAGGTCAGACACCTTGCAGAGCTCAACTTCTTTCGGCTTCTGCTGGCCCTGGGCTTTACCAGAAGCCGTCCGAAGCTTTGCATAAAAAACAGCAGCATTGTTTTTGCTGCTGAAACTTCTACCCATCTTATTATTTGCGCCTTCTTCCTCAATCGGGCGGCGCTCAATAATTCCATCGGCAAACTTGTTCTCAATGGCCCAATAGACCTCAAAGAACGTTTCATTGTCCATGAGTTCAGAGATTTCCTCTTCGCTCTTTCCGGTCTTGAGCATGTAGGCGTTGACAATGGTTTTCTTGCAGGTCCTCAGAGCTTCCTGAACCTTTTCAAGTTCATGCTCATCACCCATAGCCATTGTCCACGGATTGTGAATCATCATGGTTGAGACCGGACTCATAAGAACTTCATCGCCGGCCATTGCAATAACAGAAGCTGCAGAGGCGGCAATGCCATCAATCTTGATTGTGACTTTGCCGGGATAATCACGGATCATGTTGTAGATCTGTGCTGCAGCATAGACATCTCCACCATAGGAGTTAATCCAGACTGTCACAGGGCCGCTTGATGCATTCAGTTCCTGTCTGAACATGGCAGGTGTGTATTCATCACCCCACCAGCTGTCCTCGGCAATGACACCGTCAATTGTCAGGACTCTTTCTTCACTTTCATTCTTGGGTTCGGCCCATGACCAAAACCTCTTGATTTCTTTGTTCTTTGACATTATTTACTCCCTCCGGCCTGACCGATATCGACCATGTTGCCGTTGCACAGATACCTGTCACCGCCAAGTTCGGCGGGAATAAGGTCCATGCCTTCTTTTGCCCTGATATCATTTGCACTCATCCAGCCGTTTTGTCTGGCCACTGCATAAGCCTGATTACGGCTCTGCAGGTCTCCACGGAGAAGGCCTTCTGCGTTGAACTGAATGTAGCGGTCACGTTTTTCGATGCTGTTGAGAAGACGCCTATCCATGCTCTGCTCAAGACGAGCCATCCAAGGACCGAGAGTATATTTGACAAACTCGAGGCTCTGGTGTTCGATATTGGAGAACGTGGCATGTTCAAGGCTTCCTATCATGTGCTGTGGAACACGGAAGATTCGGGCAATATCCTCAACCTGGAACTTTCTTGACTCAAGCATCTGGGCATCCTTGGGAGGAATGCCGATTGTCTTGAAGGTCAGACCTTCTTCCAGAATTGCAACCTTGCCAGCATTGGCAGATCCGCCATAAGCTGCATTCCAAGAATCACGCAGTTTCTTCGGATCCTTGAGAACGCCAGGATGCTCCAATACACCAGAGGGGGTTGCGCCGTTCTCAAAGAACTTTGAGCCATACTCTTCAGTGGCTATTGCCTCTCCGATTGAATTGCGCTGCATAGCAATCGGTGAGTAACCAATAAGGCCATCAAACCCAAGACCGGGAATGTGAAGCACTTCCTCGGCTTCAAGACGCACCGGATCACCAGCGTTCAATCCGGGTACCACGTTGTCACGGCTCACATGGTAAACATAGTAAATCTCGGCTGTCTTATCGTCTCTGTGAACCTCCATCCTGTCAGGGAGTAGGGGATAGAGTCCGATTGTCTGGCCCTTGCCGTTGCGGACAACCTGTGCATAACCATTGCCCCAAAGCAAGAGGTGACTTGTAATGGTTTCGCGGAAAGTGAAGCTTGTCATTTCCGGGTTCGGCTCATCATGCAGCACTTTATACAGCGGATGCTCCCTGTCTCTCTTTGAACCTTTCTGATCATAAAGGAAAAGGTCCAAAGGAAGCGATGCGATGGATTCAGAGATTACTCTCACACATGCATATACAGCTGAAACCTGCATGGCCGATTTTTCATTGACTATCTTGCCTGCTGACGACCTGCCGCCAGACAACCAACCCCAACGGGAACCTATCTGGTAGTTTTTCGGCTTGCCGCGCAATCTGTTAAAAAGACCCATTGTTTTTTCCTTGTCAAATTGTGATTACGCCTCTGGTGTCATAGACCGATTCAGAGGTGTCATTTCCATTTCTTATTGCCCTGTCAAGGCCCATGACCATCGCAACAGCACCGTCTATCTTTTCGGTACTGCGCTCTTTATCCATCTTGATATTTCCCGCCGGATCCTGACGGACATAAACGTTGTCCATCATCCATTCAAGAACCGGATGTCCACCGTGCGCAATCTCCCCGGAAAGGACCAGTCTCATAAGCTCCTTGGTAGGTGGGCTCATGTCTCTGAAGCCCTGACCAAAGGGAACAACCGTGAAGCCCATCTCCTCAAGGTGCTGAACCATCTGTGTGGCTCCCCATCGGTCATACGCTATCTCACGGATGTTGTACCGTTCTCCAAGGCGCTGTATGGCCTTCTCAATGTAACCGTAGTAAATGACATTACCTTCGGTTGCCTCCAGGAATCCTTGCCGCTGCCAGACATCGTAATTTACATGGTCACGCAATACGCGGATGGCCATGTTGTCTTCCGGTATCCAGAACCAGGGCAATATCCAGTATTTGTCATTCTCATCCATCGGAGGAAAGACAAGAACGAACGCGGAAATATCAGTTGTACTTGAAAGGTCAAGCCCTCCGTAGCACACACGCCCTTCAAGGGCTTTAGCGTCAACCGGTGTTGAACAGAGAGCCCACTTGTCCATAGGCATCCACCTTACCGCCTGCTTGACCCACTGATTAAGCCTCAGCTGACGGAAGGCGTTTTCCTCGGTCGGGTTCTGCTTGGCCGAATCGCACGCAGCTTTCACTTTGTCTATCTGCACTGTGTAACCCAGTGAAGGGTTAGCCTTTTTCCACACCGCCGGATCCGTCCAGTCTTCATCCTGGGCGGCGCCATAAATCACCGGGTAGAAAGTAGGGTCCTTCTTTTTTCCGGACATAATGTCCAGAGCCTTTTGGTGCTGTTCATAGCACACGCTTTTTGTATCTGTTCCCGCTGTCGTTATCAAGAAAAACAGCGGCTGGGTTCTGGCATCACCAGAGCCCTTCGTCATAACGTCAAAGAGTCTTCTGTCCGGCTGTGTATGCAGCTCATCAAAAAGCACCCCGCTTACGTTGAAGCCATGCTTTGAAAACGCATCTGCAGACAAAACCTGGTAAACGCTGTTTGTTGGAAGATACATCAGCCTCTTTGTTGAGGCGTTAATCTTCACTCTTCGGTTCAACGCCGGACACATGCGCACCATATCGGCGGCAACCTCAAAAACAATTGAAGCCTGCTGTCTGTCAGCTGCACAGCCATAAACCTCGGCACGTTCCTCACCGTCTCCACATAGGAGCAGTAGGGCAACGGCCGCGGCCAGTTCGCTCTTTCCGTTTTTCTTTGGTATCTCTATATACGCAGTATTGAACTGCCTATATCCATTCTTTTTCACCGTCCCGAATAGGTCTCGGATTATCTGTTCTTGCCAAGGCAACAACTCAAACCGCCTGCCGGCCCAGATGCCTTTGGTATGACTTAAGCATTGGATAAAGTTTACCGCGTAGTCTGCAGCATCTTTATCGTAAAACGATGTCTTGGCCATGAACGGAGTAGGTGTATAGTGTAGTTTCCTTTTCGCCATAATCTCAGGCGACCTTCACCGCCTTCTGACCTGTCATCTTCTCCCACCTCGCTATGATTACATCGCAGTAATGAGGATCTATTTCCATGACGCGTGCATGCCTATGGAGCTGTTCACACGCAATGATTGTTGTTCCGGAACCGCCGAATCCATCAATCACAATGTCCCCTTCGTTGGAGCCGTCAAGAATACATGCTGCAACCAGCTCTACCGGTTTCATGGTCGGGTGCAGGTCACATTTGCGGGGCTTATCATACTCCCAGATGGTTGTATGATTTCCGCTGCGTCTGTAATTGTGATGACTCTTGGTCCAGGTATAAAAAATCGGCTCGTGCTGGTAATCGTAATCCAGGCGGCCGATAGAGAAGGTTGCTGTGTTTTTCTTCCAAATCAGATTGTGTCTGACTTCAAGACCAGCCTCCTTCATCATCATCATCATGATCCCCAGGCTCCCGCCTTGTGGGGCAGTAACAAAATAGACCGCATCTTCATTGCATGCCTGGCGTATGTTGGACATTGCCTTCACAAGCAGGTCATGCAGCTCCTCGGTGGACAGCGTGTCCCCTTGGATGTTTTTAGTTATACGGCCCGACTTCTGTATCTCATCCAGGTCTTTATTCTTGTCACCGATAGCCACTCCGTAGGGTGGATCAGTGAAACACATCACTGCCTTTCCCCCCCCCATGAGGTTTAACATATCTTCCGGATTTGCAGTGTTACCACACATCAGACGGTGGTTACCAAGCACCCAGATTTCCCCGGTTTTACACTTGGCTTCAACCTCGTCTGACTCTTCGTCAAAATCATCCTCAACAACTTCTGAGGGTGGCTCTGAAATATCAAAGCCGAACGCCTGCATGTCTAGGTCGGTTACTTCCAGCAATTCGGCATCAAGCATCTCAGGGTCCCATTCAGAAAACTCTGAAGTCTTGTTGTCGGCCAGCCTGAGAGCCTTGACCTGTTGTTCGGTAAGGTCGTCACAGACGATTACCGGAACAGATTCAAAGCCCAGCTTCTGCGCTGCCAGCCTTCTTGTATGGCCGGCAATTATCACCCCGTCCTTGTCAACAAGTATCGGGTTTTTGAAACCAAACTCTCGGATAGATTCAGCAACAACCTCAACGGCCTTGTCTGATATCTTCCGAGGATTTTGCTCGTAAGGTATTATGCGGTCAATTGACCACCAAACTATCTTTTCTGTTTTCATGCCCCTTTCCCTTTGCGTCCATTCAACAACAAAGCCTCCATTGTGTCGTTTTGGACCCGTTGCGTATCAACATAGACCTCGCTGTTTTCACGAATGATCTGTGAGATTTGATACCATATTTGGTTCGCCTGCTTGGAATATTCCCGGCTCATCTGAACATACGGAGAAGCCATTGCTCCACCGGTTGTTGGATGTTTGGCAAGTAGGCCATACTGACTGATTGCTTCTTCACATTGAATCCACCTGGCATAATTCATTGAATAATGCTCAAGTAAATTCTTGCTTACTTTAAGTTCACAACCGCAGGTCGTCAGAAATAACCATGTCCTTTGGAATACTTCTTTTGCCTTGATAGGTATGCCGTTGTGCTGTTGAGCTTCCATGTATTCACTCACAGGCGGCATGTCAATTCCGTGCAAATCGTTTTCAACTTTTAACTCCGGAACATCAATTGATGCAGTCGCTTTTCCTTCAAGAATTTTTTCAGCCAAAGCTTTCCTTTTTTTGCCGGCTCCAGGGCGGGCGCCTCCTCTTGCTGTCCCATCCTTCGCCATAGTCCTCCCAAGGGGGGCCTATCCCCCTGTTTGAAATCAAATTTTTATTTACGAGACTTTGCACGGGCTATACAGGAGGGTAACCACAGAGATTTGAAGCCCCCCTCCCGGCCACGAAAGTCAGTAAGTGTATTCCTTCTTCTTGTTAAGATTGTCGCCACGTTGTGCGTGAATCTTTGCATGGCACCGATGACACAGGCTTATGAGGTTACTGAATTTGTTTGTACCACCTTCAGCCAGAGGAACAATGTGGTGAACCTCTACCGCTTTGTTTAGCTTTCCATACTTCCTGCACATCTCACAGAACGGCTTTGCAACGATGTATTGCTCCCGGATCTGTTTCCATTCGTCGTTGTTGTATCTCTCGTTGATTGCCGGATCCCTGCGCTCCTGGTTGTATCTCTTGTACATTACGCTGGCATGCTGCGCACAATAAGTGCCATTGGTCAGCTGATTGCACCCCGGATACTTACAGGGTTTCTTTGGTGAATAAGGCATCACAATCTCCTTGATAACAAAGAGAAGCCCGCCCTGGTTGTTGGGCGGGTCTTCTGGACTTTCCATTCGGAGGTTACTCATGGATACAAAACTACAAATATACATTCTCACTGCAACCCCATAATTACAAGTGTGTATTTAGTAGGAATTTAGTAGGAATTTAGTAGGTTTTTGGTGGAACTGAAGTGGAACTCAACTTGCACTTTGGGGCAAATAAAAAAGCCTGCAGGTCACCCCGCAGGCCTTAACTTCATTATCTTTTATGTCAAATCAACAGAAAAACCATCAACACATCCGCCAAACAACGGCTCAACCAGAGAACTCATTTCTCCCGCCAGATTCCGGATTGACAACTTATTTCCGCAAGTTGGACAGTTAATGTTATCCGTCATATCTTCCCTTGTAAACTTAAACCGTGTCCTACAAAACGGACAATCAACTTTGTAACTGTTCGGCACAGCCATGACTTCTATGCTCATTATTCCTCCCTGAAGGCACTATCTTCCACCATGCAACAATTTCTTCTTTTGGAATTTCCCAATATATTCCCCATTTGCCAGTCCAACGGACAACGTCATAAGGAATGTTTCCTTTGCCATGATCTTTGAATTCTACAAGATACCACCCTTCTTCCGTAGGCGTTCCCGTTTGAAATATAGAGCAGCATTTGTTATACATGCTCTTGTCTCCAACATAAACCTCATTTGCTTCGGAAGGTATTAAGCCAAGTCTTTCTTTAAACTCTTCTTGCGTTAATATGTTCATGAATCACTTTCTCCTATCAATTAAGATTGCCACGACTACCGACAAGACGCTCGTGCCAACAATTGCGCCAACAAGAAAGCCAACCCAAAACGAAGTGTTCATCTCAACCCCTCCGGAAACTCCCTAAGCATTGCTTCCTCTCCCACAATGGGAACAAGGCTGTCTTTCATAAAAACCTTTGCGCCCATTAAGCGACAATCTTTAACTATGTCTTCAATCCATTTCTTCGTTGGTATTACTTTGCCTTTTCGGTTCCCAGTCTCAGCACCCAAGATAACCCATTCCGGAAAATACTTAGAATACTTAGCATTGTCCATATTGAGTGAACCGTGCAACCAAGGTCCCATAAGTGGTTCGCAGCTCCAGAAGGTGTGGTTCCTAGCATTCCAATGAGCACGCGTTGTCATGTCTGGAACAGTAGAACCAAGCCAGAAGTTTTTATATTCCGCCCGGATCAATCCCTTATCAATCAACTCATCATACCTATCCGGATTCTTTGTCAAAAAGAGGTATTTATGCTGTGGCGCAGCAAGGCAAGCATTAAAAACCTCTACAATCCATTCGTCTGGTACCCATCTGCCAAACAGATCCGCCATCGAACATACAAATATCACCTGGGGCTTTTTTGTCCGTGCCGGTTCTTCAAGACGATAAGAGTGAAAAGTAGGCTGAAAGCCAAACGGATATGGCTCAACCTTTCCCTTATATCTGTTCAGTTCCGGCACAACATGAATGCTATTGCAATTTGCAGTCTCTATAACTGCGGCCGGATCCTTTGAAGCAAAGCGGTTTGCTATTCTTCTGGCGTAGCAGTACTGACAACCATGCAGACATCCCGTGACAGGGTTCCAACTCATAGTACACCATTCAATCTTTGTATTTCTCATGCCTTTACCCCTTTTGAACCATTTGTCAGCCTTGCTCCCTTGAACCCTGTCAGAATAGAGGGTGGAGTAGGCATAGTCTCTTTTGTCGGTCTCCATAAGTGCAGACAGTTCGGCATGTTGTTAACATACTCACTGACAGGCGGATGAAACTGCATTGCCCATTCATCGTCTTTGAAGAACATTTCCTTGAATGCACACATGTCGTTCCAAGAAGGAATATAGTTGGGATTTTTATGTGAAACGCTCACATGCTCCCAACCTTTTCCCCAGGAAACAATCACGGATCCGACAAACTGTTTATATTTCAATATTCCCCTAAACCCATCAGATCCCAGCTGGAGAATCTTCAATCCGGGCGTCTTTGCCATTTCTTCAATTTTCTTCACAGGCTTCCTCCTTTGTCTTTCTTCTCTCATTGCCGGTATAAGATGCACCTGGGCGTTCTCCTACAGGCACCCCGTGCTTGTAGTGCTTACAAGCAAGTTCCTCGGCATAAACCATCTCGCACGTTTCCTTACATGTGTAATTGAACTCAGCTTTCAAAGCCTTTTCACAAGTCCCACAAGTACCAATTTTGGGCCTGTGTTTGCGCCCCGGTTTCTTTTTCTCTTTCGGTAGTTCTTCTTCCAGAACCGGATGTTTAATGGTAACTTCCGGAATGTCCGGTTTGTTAATTACTTCCAATGGAAGGCCACAATTGCTGCAGAACACTTCTTCTTCATCAGTCAGAACCTCAGCCTGTCCACAGAACCTGCAGTAATACCTTTGAACGTGTACGCCCTTTTCCAATGTTGCTCTCATCTTTTTTCTCCCCTAATTTGTTCAACAGAAGACAGACCCTGTCTGTGTAGTCTGTAAACATAGTCCCTGCTGAATCCGGTCTCGTAACAAATCTCATCCCAGCTCTTGTACAGAAGGTATCTTTCCTCAAGTAAGAATCTGACCGTCAGATTGTCTATCCTTCCAAGTGTCTGCTGAATCTCACCCCGAAGCTTTAGGAGTTCTGCAGTCTGGGCATTGACTTGTTCCTTTAGAATGACAATGTCTACAACCAGGTTCTCAATCTTTGAGCCATGACTATCATCATGAGAAGTTGGGACCCCAGCTAAACTGAAATTGTTCTGCGTGGCAGTAGTAGCAAGACTCTCAAGCTTGGCCACTTGCTCAATCTTCGACTTCACAAGTCTGTCGATTTTAAACGCTTGTTGCAGATATTCCTTGGCATTCATCCGTTCAAGCTCTCCCTTTTTCCATGAAGATAAGGGCGGGTGGAGTTGTACCACATCTTCTCCTCGATGGCTTTCTGAAGATCTATGTGATACGCCCCACAGAAGGACATGGCCAGAATGACAATGTCGGCTAGTTCATCCTCAAGTGTGTCCTTGCGCTCAATCTCAAAGGCTTCGGTTTTAGAGAGGCCTGTTGTTTTTGGTCTAAATTCAGCCAGATCGTTGTTAACCAGAGCTGAAATGGCCTCGATAACCTCTCCGGTAATCAGATCAAGCGAATCTCTCTTGAACTCAATAGAGTCTATATCTCCCTCATAGAACCCGCTTGTCTTTGCCTGTGCATAGGCCCTGATGCACAATGTGTTTATCTGCATCGTGTAGCCCTCAATAGCCTTTAAGACAGGCTTATACAAGATGGCTGCGCCTGCAGAAGCTGCAAGTATCACTAAAATCCAATAAAGAACAGATCCTTCGCTCATTTGTTTTCCTCCAGTTCAAATCGCTTCTGTTTTAAGACGCTAAGCGCTATTTTTATCCCCTTCGCTATTCCAAAAGAGAAGGAAGCCTGACGTCCCAAAACCACTGACTTTGCAGAATCATTTTTCAGACATTCAAGGCTCTCTGTTTCAAGGGCTTCCCCTTCGTTGTTATATCGGTCACTGAGACCGGCAAACTCTTCAATAATCTGCTCAAGCTGACTTTTCACGTTTCTTGTACTCCTTATTGGCGGCCTTCATCCAAGCAGCGGTAAATCCCGCTAATTCAGGAACAGCCCTGTCCCCATCCCCATAGCACTGGCTGATTCTCAGCTGCTGATCAGTAATCCTGACCTCTGCAGTAACATACGGAACGAACGGCTGGTCTGCCTTACGGATGAAGCAAATCACGCTTTCACCCCGTGCCTGTCGTTTGTCATAATCCATCCGGCCAACGCAGTGATGTAATGCGGCTCCCTCATCAATCAGTTCGCTTTTGGTCTTGGCAACAAAGACACAAATACCGTCTTCGGAGAACTGTCCCAGGAAGGCAAATTTCTCAGCTGTCTTTCTCATTTTGATGTTCAGAGCCGCAGCTTCTTTTTTGGCCTTTTCTTTTTCCTGGGCAGCAACCCATTCAAAATACTGGGCCGTGTAAAGGTCATGCATTTCCCTGAAGTTGTGCGGAAAGAGAACCTTTGTGTCAGAGAAGTCCAGCTTGAGCCAGTCACAGGCTGTCAGATAATCCCCATAAGACTGGCTGCTGATATTCTGTTCTTCCTGGTATCTCAAGATGCGCTCTTGCGTGGCATATTTTATGGCCTTGCGATAGACCTTCTTGTTTGCAAAGGCTATCTCCCGACCAACAGCACACCGACACTCCAATGAATGTGCATAATCCATAGGATCCCCAGAAGGATTTTTCTTATAGGCATTGAAGGCTGTTCTGGGCGCCATCCTTGTACTTGCTATATCCCTGGCGTTTCTGGCCAACCAAAAAGCAAAGTCCCTGTTATCCTCAAGCATCTTGATTGTCTTTTCATTGAGGAACCTGGACAGTCCCATCTTCATAAGCATTTCACAAATGGTTGGATGCTTACGATAAAGCCGGATGTACTCAATAGCGGTCAAATCTATTGAGCCCAGTAGATTAAAGTTGTTGTATTTCAGGCTCGGATCAATGGCTGCTATTGCCTCAGCTGTAATGTAGTGTTCGTCGAGATAGACCTTCTCAAGCGGGAAGTTCGGCTCCAAATAATCAAAGTCCAAAGAGTAGGGAAGGTCTCCATAGTATGAAGAACCGAATTTCTTGCCTTTGCCATCATAGCCATAGGAATGAAAACCCTGACCCATTCCGCCCCAGCGGTAATAACAGTTGCGAATAAGCGGGACTCTGTTACCTTCGGGAATTACAAGAAGTTTCTGAATGATGTTTCTCTTTTCCTTGAGGTTCCAGCGCACGCCATAGACAACCTCACAGATGCCTGCAAAAGGATCCTTTTCAATAAAGCCAAAGTAACCGGTGCAGCCATTAGTGAACCAGTGGCCGTAGGCCTCATCAATGTAGGTCTGCATGTCCACCCCGTCAATCTTCGGGAAAATGTTGACTCGCTTGTTCTGTCGGGCAACGAATTTCTTGTTTTCGTACAGATATCTCATCCTTTCCCCCTGATCAGAACTCAAATGACAGCTGCAGTTCGTCTGCAATTGTCTTCTCTGGTTTGATAACCTTAAGTTCGGGCTTCTTCTTTTCTGGCTGCGGTTCTTTCTTCTCTTCCTTGGGTCTCTTTTCCTTGCCTTCCTCAAAGTCGAGAGAATCTTCCAGAATGTAATGAACAGCCCAGTCGTAAACCTCGGAGTCGGGAATAATGGCAACGTTTCCGGTTGCTTTCTTCCTGGCTTCCGAGGTCACATATTTGACAACCCCATCAAGGGTCTTGCCGGGCTTCTGGACTGCCTCTGCCAAATAGGGGTCTTCTTTACACCGATCTGACAGATACTTAGCAATCATCTTCTTGTATTCTTCTTTCAGTAGTTCCATATCCAAGTTGACCATTTGCTTTACCTCACAAGTCCCCATTCGGCAAACTTCTCAAAGCCACCGAGTTGGTCGATATAATTTCTGGCTGTTTCAACAATCTCTGAGTAGGGCTTGCCGTCCACAAACTCATCCCCAATTGCACAAGACAGCTCAACAACCTCTCCTGTGGCCTGCGCCTTGAGCCATGCATAGATGTTCACGGATACATCGGCCTTTGACAGATCCTTTCCATGAAGGCCACCACCTGTGATTGAATCACCCATATCAGAACCCAGCTTACGGTTGGTTGCTCCGCTATCTACATCCGGGCCGCCTGTCCAATATCCGAGTGGATTGCAAATTGCATCCGGATGAATCATCAGTAGATCTTCTTCTTTGGCGTGGCTCTGGCAGATGATAAGTTTGTCACCGTCAAGGATGAACTTGCCATCAGAAGGGAAGGCTTGATAAAGAAGGTCTGCAATTGAACAAAGTCTCTTCTGCTCATAGGTAACCGGCACTCCCTTGAAAATACCATTGTCACCACACCTGAAGCCCTCGGCCTGATTGTCGGAGAGGTGCTGGTCCTGTTGTGCCTGTGTGAAGTCAATGGCAATCTTGCGGCTGCCTGTGATACGGTACACGGCCTTGAATACATCTTCGGGATCAAGCTCAACAGTTGACTCGGTGATAATGAAACAGTGGCCATGGCCAATAAGGACCTCAACGGCGATGCGCGGGTTCTGCTTCTTACGATAAGCAAGGTCAACGATGGCACCTGCTATTCTGTCTGCAACCTTGTCCGGATGGGACGGGTTCACTTTCTCATACATGCATAACTCCTCCGGCCTTGGAACCGAAAGCTTGATTCACAAAGGCCATAAAATAATCGTTGAGATGCTCCTTGTCTGGAGCAGGGTTGTTATATGAGTAGGTTTGGAAAAATGCCTTGAAGCTGTCCCATTCAATATCAGGGTACTTCTCAGCTGCATGGCCGATGACAGCGGGGTCTATAAACCCAGGCTGTCCATCGGCACAGAAAACGGAAATGCTCGGAAGGCTATTAATATTACTACTATCATTCGAATAAGAATTGAGACTTACCGTCTCATTCTTATTCTCATTATTATTCTTATTCTCATTCTTATTCTTATTCTTATGGGTTTTCGCCGGTTCAGCGCCGCTTGAGCGCCGGTTTAGCGCCGCTTTAATAGCGTTCTCTGGATTACCTTCAAGACAAGCCTTTGCGTCATCCGCCGCCCCAAAGAACGAGATGATTGTTGTCTGGGGAAGGTGACCCTTGAGCAGTTCATAGTAATTGAACTTGCTGCCATCCTTGTTCACCCCGTTTATGTCACAAAGAGCAGGCTTGAGCGTTGACAGAAAATGAGCAACAAGCTCAAGAGGTGGGTTGGACTTCAACACTTCTTCAATACATGTTGCAAGCTTCTTTGTAAGCACCGCGCCCTGTGGCGGGTTCCATTTCAGCCAGCGGTTGAAAAGCAGCCATTTCTCCTGGTATCTGACAAGGCCAACACTCTCAAGCTCCATCATCAGTTCTTTTATCTGGGCGCGAGTGTATATTTCCTCATCATCCGGACTCATTCCGAACTCATCTTGAATAGAACCCAGAGTTATCTTGAAGAATCCGATTGAGTTGCAATCCTTTGAAGATGCCAGATATATATACAGGAGCTTTGCGCTGCAAGACAGCTTTGAGAACTTATCGTCCGTCCAGATGCTGCCATAGATCTTCGCAAACCTATTCATTCAGCAAACCTCCCTTTGAAGGCAAGGTCTTCTTTCAAGGCTCTGTGAAACCTGAATGCTGGCATCCGTTTTACAAGACACCCCGACTGTCACTTTGTAAGCAGTGTCGAGCTCCCTGGCAAACTGAAAGTCTCCAATTGCCTCACAACTGCAGATCATGAGAAGGTACATTTCACGGAAGTGTCTGTACTCAGCTGCTTCTTCCGGGTTCTGTGGTTCTGTGTACTGAACCAACATAGCACCAGCAAGCTTGCGGTAATAATCCTGAAGTAGTTTTTCTTGTCTTGTAGCCATCTTGTCCTCCAAGTCCCGCTGTGGTAGGATTGAAGCATCAATACAGAATCCAATTTGTTTGATGCTCCCGTCCTTTGTGGCGGGTTCTTTTTTTGGGATGCCCGGAATCGAACCGGGATCACCTGCCCTATGGCGTAGGTCAATGCTGCCTTTGTCACCACATCCCCAAGTGCCGGTCTTTCCCGGCTGTCTTACCTCTTGTATAGCTTTAAAAATCAAACCCTTTCGGGTGTTCGTGCTGTTTGGTCGTGGAGCCATTTGTCAACCATCTCCGAATCCCATCTCCACTTCTCATACTTGCCCCCGGTTGTTACTACGACATGAGGGGGAAGTTTCCTCGGATCCAGATATTTCCAATTGCGTAGAGTCTTGGGCGCTATGCCCAGGTATGCTCCCAGCTGGTCAATGTTCATGTAGGTCTTAGTCATGCTCTATCTCCTACAGTAGCCGATTCGGCTACAAATGGAATATAAAAAATCTCGCTGCAAGTAGCCGGAGACAACCTCAAAAGGACAACCAGTTTCTGTATCTCCGTCCACTTAAAATCAGTCTTGCCAGCGAGTTTATTACGAAGCGATGCATCTGTAATTCCAAGTTCTTCGGCAATTTGTAACTTCTTGATTCCGCACTTGTCTATTATTTCATTCAGTTTCTTAAGGTTCATTTCTTCCTCCGAAGTGCCTTTTACGGCTACTTATACTAAATGGGCGTTTTTTGCTTGTCAATAATTTTTTTTCCTTTTTCCAAAAAAAAATTGCTTTTTCGGCTTCGCGGTGTGATAATCAAAACCCCAAGGAGAACATAATGAGTAAAAAACTGGGCGATTTGGTCAGATATTATAGGAAGCAAAAGGGCTTGAGCCAGGAAGAACTGGGCATGGCTATAGGTCATTCAGGAAAGACAAGCATTAGCAAGATTGAGAGGGGAGTCAATGACGCCAATACCAAAACAATCGTCAAGATTGCCAGCGTTCTTGGGGTAGATCCTGTTGTATTCATTGAGCAATTTTCAGCTGACAATTACACAGAGTTCCATGAATACCTTCCATACCTTGCACAAGCTTCTGAAGACAGTATCAGGGTCATTAGATATATGCTCGGAATGCCAGAAAAAAAGCCCAGTTCCGACTCTACAAAGGCAACAGGCTGATTGGCCTGTTTTAGAAGGAGAGATAAATGAAGATTATCAGATTGTCTAACAATGTAAAGACCGTGGCCAGTGAGTTCTTTGTTGCTTTTGATGTTGAAACAACCGGACTCAGTCCAACGGAAGATTCCATAGTTGAGATTGGAGCAGCTGTTTTCATCAATGGATCCGTTGATAAGACCTTCAAGACCTATGTGAATCCTGGGTGCCATATCCCGGAGAACGTTTCTGCAATAAACCACATAACAGATGAAATGGTCCAGGACGCCCCGCCAATAAAGGAAGCGCTCAAAGCCTTTTATAAATTCCTTGAACAATATCTTGAGGAAGATTCTGTTGAGATTCTCTTTGCCTCACATAACGCAAAGTTTGACATGGGCTTTCTTGCCAACGCCAAGAAGAAGACAAGAGTAAAAGAACCGGTTGAGATTTACTTTGTTGATACACTGGCTATTGCCCGTGAAAAGATATCCCTCCGGAATTATAAGCTCGGTACAATAGCGGATGCCTTTGAGATAGAGCATGACGACCATCATGCAGATTCAGATTCAGTTACATGTGGAAAAGTTCTACTGCAGCTCCTTCCGGACAGGCCATTAACAATCCATGACAAAGCAAAGATTGAGGCTGAAAACAAAAAGAGCATGAAGCGTGGAAAGTTCATTCTGTTGGGTTTGTTATTGATTTTGATTGCGTTGTTAGTTAAGGGATTTCTTGCCAGATAGCTGGGCGCAGAATTGGGAACAGTTTTTCGGGCAAATTAGGGATAATTGAGGATATTCAGGGTAGTAATTCGACTATCCAACTTCTTGTATAGGGTAAATTTAGGGGCAATTCGGGATATTGGGTTGCTCTTTTGAGGTGCTAGTGGGCGAGAGCTTGTGCTGGTTCAAGTCCAGTTGGCCGCAAATACCTCTTGTATAAGGAGTTATATGTCCTTTTACGAGAGGTTTTTTATATCTGAAGGGCCTCCGAACAGGGCAACTGGGAACAAAACTGGGAGCAGTAGGAGGCAATCATGCAAAAAGAGAACCATTTTGTTTTATTCAAAAATTCAAACGGAATTTGGTATTACTACGTTTATAGGTGGGGAAAAAGACCAAAAAGATCAACAGGAGAAAAAAGAAAATCAGCAGCTTTGGCAGTTGTCCTGGACCGCATAGCTGCAGGTGACATTCTGAACGAGAAAGATATCCGGCCAAGCTTGTTTAGAGACTTTGCACAACCGTTTTGGAACTTTGACACTTGCCCCATTATTACCGATAAGGTAATCAGAGGTGGCCATTATTCAAAGCAGTTTGCGGAGACCAATTACAACAACACCCGGAAATATCTTATTCCGGCTTTTGGCACCAAGGTTCTTCCGGAAATTACGCCGGCAATAATAAACGCCTGGCTTCTCAATATGCCGGCTAAATACGCCATCACCCCGCAGACGGCCAACAAACAGTTGTCAATCCTTCGACAAATGTTAGACGTTGCTGTGGCCCAGAACCTTATACCGACAAATCCTTGCGCCAATGTGAAGCCGCTGGTGGCCAAGAACAAGGCACGAGGATGCTACACCCCGGAACAAATAGGCATACTATTCTCCGAGCCCTGGAATGACATCTATATTGAGCTTGCCTGTCGTTTGGCTTCTTTGACCGGAATGAGAATCGGAGAGGTGAGAGGATTGTGCAGGGAGCAAATTGCAACAGATCATATCAACCTTGACCGGTCATGGGCAGACAAGGAAGGACTCAAAACACCAAAATCTGGCAAGACAAGAATTGTCCCCATTCCTCCCCAGATGAGGGATAGACTCCTTGGCGTACCAAACAACGGTCCTTTTATCTTCTCTTATGACGGAGACCGGCCAATCAACAAGTCAACAATCCTGGACAAACTCAAACAACAAATGGACAAGGTCGGTATTGATTTCAAAGAAGAAAACCTGGGTTTCCACAGCTTCCGGCATTTTTTCAATACACGACTCATTGCTGCCGGAGTAGAAGGGGAGAAGATACGCGCTGTCATTGGCCACGAAAGTGAAAAGATGACTGAACATTATGCCCACCTGTCAGCTGACGACATGCGCCAGATCCGGATGGTCCAGGCGCTCATTGGATAAAAAAAGATGGCCTCACAGTGAGAAACTTGCAAAAACTCACCATGAGGCCAAAAGAGAATTAAGGAGGCCCTCCCCTCAAGGGGTAAAAGGACAGAAAACCCCCTTGAGGGTCAGATTAAACTATTTAGGATTATCGCAACTTCACGCTGCCACGCATCGTAGTCAACAACGAACGCTGGCAGCGCTTCTTCTTTGAACTGGAGTAGTTTATCCACATCGGATTCATGAAGGCTATATAGCCCATTGTCGTAGGTCCAGTGCAAAGCAGGGAGTTGTGGAACCTTTGGTGCTTCGGGAAGGTATTCAACGAGAGTTTCCCTCACGTCTGTCTCATCAACCTTCTCTGCAGTAACTATTGTTGTCTTACAACTACTTATTAAGCAGATCAAGACGACTGTCAGAATCGCCTGCAGCAGGCGCTTTATATTCTTCCTTCTGCTGCTCTTTCTTCTGTTCAACATCTCGCATCTCCTTATAGGTCTGCTTCAAGACCTTAATATCATTATTAAGAGTGTTAACTCTCAGCTGTAATGATGCCTTGTCCGTCTGCAGTTTCGCGTTTTCTTTTTCAAGATTTGCTATCTTCTTGACCTTAACAATCAAGAAGATAAGCAAAGCAATGACGGCCCCCGCCAGTATTGCGCATAGCCAGGTCATTTCTTTTCAGTCTCCTTCTTGCCATCAATAACATCGCTGATCTCTTGAGCAATTTCAGTTGGTGTTTTTGTCTTCCACCCAGACAGAATTGTTGCTATTGCATCAAAAGAACCCATTGACGTGAGGCCAAGAACCGCGCCTGCACCAATGTTGGTCCACACTGGTTCTTTATTGATAAGAGCAACAATCAGATATCCAATGGCGCAGAGAACAACAGGAGTAAAGGTATAAATTGCCTTATACTTCGGGTCTTTCTTGAAGATGAATATCTTTACAAGCTCTGTAAGTCCTACAGCTGCACCAAGAACGATTACTTTAACAAGTGTTTCTGTGGTCATTTTTTAGTCTCCTTCTATTTCCTGGCTCTCGTGGCTCCCTCTGAACCACGGTGGGGCCGGTATTCCATTTTGTTTGAGATAGGATTGAAAGATGGTAGTGGCATACCAATCGCCTTTCAGATCGACAAAATATCTTCGGGCAAGTACAAACAGTTCCTGACGTTCCTGGGGAAAAATACCCATCAGAAGTAACATCTGCGTCCGGCAATTGTCTTTTTCATTTTTCTTTACCTGCTCCTGGATCTGGGCAAGAATCCCTTTTTTCTTGTCGTGGCGATTGATTAAGAATGTAACCAGCTGCACAAATGCAGCGGATCCAAGCATTCCGAACAGTAATTCCCAGCTCATTCTTTATTCCTCTCTTTCATTAAGATTTCTTCTTTGTGCTGCTTTACTAAAAGACAGCCCCGTCCACAATAGACAGGGCATAGCTCTTTTTGGTCACAAGCTTCACAGGTGTTTTCAATTTCAACTGTCGGATCCGGCATATTCCTCACCAACAATCTCGACATATTGGGCAGGCGTTATTCTGCCTTTAATTACGGCATTTCTGACCATTTCTTTGGTCCATAGTCCCTTGTCGTAATACTCTTTGATTTTTTCATAGGTCATAATTCTGCCTCCTGTTTTTCAGATGGAATATCAACGTCCGTCATCATGGCAACATAATCAAGATTTGCCTTAAGATGCTCGTTCTCCTGGCTTAATTTCTTGATTGTATTCTCCTGCTTGATTTCGTCTTTTGTTTTGTGTTTCACTGACATAATGCTTTCTCCTCTCGATTGCATAAAATTTATTCATCCGCCTAACGGCCTTATAATCAGTTCCCTGTTTTGCATTTGCTTTCCATGCAATAAACCCTCTGTCAACAGAGTCAACAGGAAGGGTGAGGAGCTGTTTTCGCAGCTTCCTTCTTTCTCTATTTTCCTTATCTCTTAGAACCTTCATCCTGACGCTGCGGCCCAAAACATAATATTTGAAACCGAGAAATTGCATTGTCCTGAACTTTGCAATGAAGGTTTTCTTTTTGGAACAATCCAGCCCAAGGGCTCTAAGTTCCTTTTTGATTAATTTCAACAAAGAGGCCATCTGGCTTTTTAAACCAAAGGCAACCATGTCATCCATGTAGCGAATGTAAAAATCTGTGCGCTTTATTATCTTGTGGTCAAGGTCGTCTAAAACAGCGAGTTGAATCAGCTGTGAAATCTGACTTCCAAGGCCAATCCCACAATGCCATCCGGTTATGCCATGAAAACTATCAATGAGATTAAACACATAATCCCTGGCCCATGCATTGTCTATTCTCTTTGCAACAGCTTTCTTTGCTACCTCATGGCTTGTATTGCCGAAGTATCCTTTGATGTCCACTTTCAGAACATAACAAGATTTGCCGTACTTTCTGATTCCTTCCTGGGCTATCTGCCTCATACGCTTCCGACAAAGAGTTGTTCCCTTGCCAATCTGACAAGCCATATTGTTCGAAATGAAGTCTTTCGTAATTGCGTGATACAAATACGTATTACACAAAGCCCGCTGAACAACTCTGTCACGAATGTTCGTGGCAACAATGTCTCTGTCTTTTGGCTCATGCACCTGGAAACAAGTATATGGGGACAGCTCATATTTTCCGGATTCAAGATCCTGTAAAAGCTTGTGGCAATTCATAATCCGATTAATGGAAAAACCGGCAACGCTGTCTTTCCAATTAACACCGTTTTTGCATTCGTTTGCTGCCCGAATCAAATCCGCATATCCGAATGGCACACAGCCACTGGCAGAAATGATTGTGCTACATTTCTCCCCATTCAGGGGAGTGGATGATTTCTCCTTGCAAGATTGTCTTGCTTTCGGTCTGTAAGGACTTACTTGACGCTGACATTTTTTGCAATCAGGCGCAACGCCGTTAGAATTGTTCGCATTGTTGTTGTCCCTTGCCCCAGATGGATTCACGTTGTACTCGTTGTTGGAGTTGTCTGAGTTGGGAGTGCGCGTCCACCAGTTCGTTGCAGTTTGATAGAAATCACCCACATCTATACCTCTTTGTTTCAGAGTTGATTCTACTGCGAATAAGGTTTCTGACTTCTTCAAGTTCAACTCGCCAGCTTCTGATTGTGTCAAGTTTCACTTCTGCCATTTCCATAGCCAGGTCAATATACATGGCAAAGGAAGAAGAAAAAGCTAATGCTTCACGCCAGTATCTTATTCGCAGTTGGGCGTCTTCTTCTGTAAGAACATACACGGAGTTTGCTTTAATAATAGCGGATAACATTTCGTTGCATTCTTTGCATATATGGCTGGTAAAGCACCAACGCAAACGCTTCGGGAAATGCTTCTCATTGGAGCAGATTCTTAACGTTCTTGCTGTCAACTCTCTGCTCTTCGTTATTACCTTCAATTCACCTTCTGCTCTTTTAGATTCTGGTACGCTCATGGCCTCATTTGGATATGCGGGAAAATCAAATTCGATAATCATTTGCACACCTGCCGGTGTGCATTAAACATTAGAAAAATTACACGCTTATGCTACACAGCAAGCAGGCGCAACGCCGTAAGAACTGTGCGCACTGGTGTAGTCCCACGCCCCAGATGGATACACGGTGTACTCGAGGTGGGAGTAGTCTGAGTAGGGAGTGCGCGTCCACCAGTACGCTGCGGAACCTGCCCCGTTTGAGCCGAGCTTGATTCTGTTTGAATCGGCGCCCGTTCCGGCGCTTCCAAGGTCGGAGAAGATTACGTAGTAATCCCAGTTGTCGCCTTCCGTTGTGGTCGCGGTGAAATAAACCTGACTGTTAGATGGAACAAAGAACTTGTCATACGAGGTAACAGTTGTGCCACCGTCAAACCAGTTCTGCGTAGTTGGAGTTGCAGCTTCCTGTATAACTTCCAGGAAGTCGTTCTGAAGACCATACATCCAAGAAGCAACACCGACATTTGTAGATGGCCTGTCAAAGTTGCCCTGGGCGCTCCACCAGCTGTTAGCGGGTTTGTTGGTATTAAGCCACAGCCTTAAAGCAGATTCTGTCCACTTGTTTGAGCCATACATACATCTATCTGTGCTGTTGAGCTTCGCACTGTTGGCAGCAGTATTGGCATTGCCAAGGTCTGTACCGCTGGTCCCTTCCGAACAGGCTATGTTGCTCTCAAGTGCGGTAGTGGATCCCTTTGCATAACTTGTCAGCTTCAGATCAGAAACGGCCGTGCTGTTACGAAAATCTCCTGTGGTAACAACCAGCTGACCACCTGCCGGGATTTCAACCGTGGTCGTAAACTGCACATCCTTGTTCTGTAAACCCGAATTAAGATAATAGATGTTGCTCGGTTTGTAGAGGTTAAAGTGATAAGTACCTGCAGGCATTGCCGAAGAAGCACAGATGATAGCTTCCGGCGCATCGAACTGGAATGTTCTATATACATGCTTCAGCTGGAATGTACCACTATGAGTGAGTTCGGAGTTTCTTAATGAGCATTTGTCTTTCGCAACATACTGGAACACAAGCACATCACAGGTCACGGTGATGGTGATTGTATCTCCAGCACTTGCCGTACCACCGGTTGTTATGCCGTAGTAGGACATGATTATTGCCGTTGAGCCACCGAGCTCTGTATTCTTCCAGACATTCCCGTCAAAGTAGAAAACATACTCGCCCGGTCTGATTGACGGTACATTTGCAAAGAACGTCGCCTCTGCAAGTGAAGCAGTAAGACTTCCTGTTGTACTGACAGCAAGACTTGTGCCTGTTGCCTTATAGACTGTTTTCTCATCCCCAATAGCAAGATAATTGTCTATTGTGCCTTCCCGGATGTATTTCTGGATTTGTTTCCAGGAAAGATAATCCTCCTTGCTTACAGCGCCTGCAATTGCCTCAATTGCACCGGCAATTCTCTGGCCGGTTCCATCTAAAAATAGAGCTTTTTTTGCCATCGTTTACTCCTTTATTTTAAACATCCATACAGAGAACCTTGTCTCCGTTTCCATCGTTTTCCCAGGAAAAACCAAAATCTTCAAAGATATCATCCGGATTAACCCATTCTGTCCCCCCGGAAGTCTTCTGAATTAACTGTTTTGGGCTTCCCCCTGCGGGAACTCCTTCGCCCCGTTCTCCCTTGATATTCTTAAAGTCAAAAGTGAAAACTTTTGCAGTATCGGGACCTGTGGCCGTAACTGTTACAGAAGGCGTTCCGACATTGGCATCTATCGTTGCCACAGGAGTACCAAATCCGGCATTTGCACCCTTGAGATTTTTAAAATCAAATGTAAATACCTTAGCCGTATCTGGCCCTGTAGCACTTATCGTGACAGATGGAGTACCTACATTGGCATCAATGGTAGCTGCTGGGGTTCCGAACCCTGCAGCATCTCCCGTGTCTCCCTTTGGTCCTTTAACACCCTGGGTAATGTCCTGCCATTCTCCTTCTGTTGAATAACCATAGACATGACCCTCGGTATAAGTCACTCCCTCTTCGACGAATGTACCGGAACAAACGAAAACATCATTTGTCACAGGATTTGCGGGAGTAGCCGAATCGCAATCATCCCGCAGATTAAAAAACTTGCCAAAGAACTGGGTGATAAACTGTCTTAGTTGGCCAACGGTGATATTGACCATCTCATCAAGACCGTTCTCTCCCTGTGTAGTTCCCGCCTGAAGCGGAACAAGATAATTGTCTATAATCTCCCCGGAAAAATGAGGGGAGTCCGCAAACGGATTAGGCATTCTTTTTTCCTCCCTTAAGGTTCTCAAGCTCTACAGCTATTTCCTGAACAGCCCTAATCAAGACCGCCACTGCATGATCAAGAACAAATTCGCTGTGTTTTTCTCCGGCAATATCCTCATGGGCTGTATTTGCAAGGATTCCAATCTTTCGTCTTCGTTCTCTGTCTTCCTTGTAAATGAACCGGATGACTTTAACAGCCTTTAGAAGCTCAACAGCACTTAATTCATAATCACCGAGAATGTCCTTAATCTCGGCAGTTGAACCCTGGCTGAGGTTAGAGTAATGCAGAGTCTTGAAATAACCATTGTCCCATTTATACGCAGAGTTGCCGCAGTCAAAACCACCCCGTGGGTCATCAGCATCCCGCTTGGGATAGTTGCCCATCATCTTGACACCCTTGGTGTCCGTCTGGGCTATTTTGATGTTTCCGAAAACCTGGTAATAACCACCAGCTTCCATGTTCAGGGAATATCTGACAGCATTAATCTCATAGATCAACACAATTGTTGAGCTGTTTCTTGTCATATACTTGCCTGTGACAAGAACGCCCTCAACGTACAGTCCAGAACTATCAATCGAGTATGTTGTACCCGCCTGAAGCGTATGAACCACGCCGTGAGAATCCGTGAACGACCAGTAATTGAGGAAGTTGGCACAATTGTTTAGGTTCATGTGTGAACTTGAATTGAAACTTACAGGTGATGTCATAGACATTGCCTGTGTGTAGTATCCACCTTCAGGAAAGCGCTCAAGTGTGCCGTCTGAATATTCAATCCAAAAACCCAGTGCATTGATATAATCAGAGAGAGAAACAGTCGGCGTGCTTGTTACTATGGATGAACAATTATAAGCAATCAAAGAATAGTTCACGCTAGGAATCTGAGACCTACTTGCAGGGACAGAAACCTC